GCAGATAGAGCTTTACGTGAGATGTTATCTATATTTAGAGACGATCCAATTGAAGGACCATTAACTGAAGCATCAATGGGAGTTTGGACAAAAATTCTACAAGAAGAATCCTAAGAGTTAGTGAGGTATCCTTAATGCATGGCAGGAACCAGTATTTATTCTGTTTATCGAAGAACTGCAAGAGCAGCCGCTAAACAGCAAGTAGTTAAAAAAACCTCTGATATTGATGTTGATAAAGCACGTGTAGATTTTGCATATTTTTGCGATGTTGTAGGAGATAAACCTCCTGCAGAGCACATGCAGCTATGGCACGAGCATCTTTATACACATGAAGATAGTGAATGCTTAGTAGGAATTGCTGGAGCCAATGTAGATATTCTCGCTCCTCGTGGATCAGCTAAGTCAACAGTACTTGGTTTATTTACAGCATGGGCTATTGGTATTCATGCCTTACATAGAAAACCATTAAAAATACTTTATATCTCTTATACAGTTGATGTAGCACGTCCTAAGAGTGCAGCTATAAAAAGGATTATTGAAGAAAGTAAACGATATCGAGAAATCTTTCCAATGGTAAAAATTGCCAAAGGAATCAATTCTAATGAATATTGGAGTATTGATTGGAAGTTTGCAGGAATTAGATCTACAGGTGAAGAAGAATTTAGTTTATGTTGTGCAGGTCTTAAGGGTGCAGTGACTTCAAAGCGTTCACATCTATGTATTATTGATGATGCTATTAAATCAGCTGATGATATTAAAAATAGAGATATACGTGTAGCAATGGAAGAGAACTGGAACTCAGTTATTGTTCCAACTATGTTTGAAGGAGGCAGAGCTATATGTTTGGGAACTCGTTTCCGTCATGATGATATACATCAAACTACATTCACTCCAGACAACGACTGGATTCAAATTGTTCAATCAGCTTTGATTACTGATGGAGAAGGAGATGAAAAATCTTATTGGCCAGAGATGTGGTCTATCGATTATTTAAAAGATCGAAAAAGACAAGCTCCTGTAAGTTTTAGTTTCCAGTATCAAAATCAAATAGTAAGAACAAGTGAGATGTCTATTTCACCTGATTTAATTATTAAAGGACAAATACCGACAGAATTTGATTGTTTAGGAGTAGGAGTTGATTTATCTGCAGGTATTAGAGAAAGAAATGATTATACAGTTTTTGTTATGGGAGGAAGAATCGGAGACAAAATTCATATCATTGATTGTAAGCGCTTACGGATTATGGGTAACGTAGAAAAATTAGAAGCCATTATGGATATGATGTATGAGTGGGGGGTAGTACATAAAGATGGAGATCAATATTATCCAACAGGAAGTACTGTAGATATTTGGTCAGAAGCAGTTGCATATCAGGCATCTCTAGAAGCAGATTTTAAACGGATATGTTTAGAAGAACAAGGATTACATAATCTTCTATGGCATCCTGTTAAAGGATTTAGAGGAGATAAAGTCGCACGTTTTAGAGGTATAATGGGATTGTTTGAACGTCATAAAATTAGATTTAACAAGTACAGAAAGTTCCAAGCTTTAACAGATGAAATCGTTAATTTTGGAGTTAGTTCACATGATGACTGTGTAGATGCGTTAGTTTGGCTGTGTAATGGTCTAATGTCTAGAGGAAAACTAGAGTTAGAGTATTGACGATTTAGACTGTTTAAAGCACTAACATGGCCTCTAATTTTTATTACGAAGGAATTGAACTTGAACAAGATGCATATGGCTCAGCCATTATTAATCTTCCCGATGAATTATGTCACGATCTTGGACTTCAACCTGGCGAACGATTCAATGTCGAAGCTGATGAAGACAATCTTACTTTCAAGAGAATGGCAGCAGGTTATGAAGTGGTTCAATAGTAAAACCAGAGAATCTAACTGATGAGCAAAACCAACCCAGCTTTTGAAGCAATGCTTGAGGGGGTAATTAACCGTGATGCCACGGGTGCCGCCGATTCAATGTTAATTAACGCTCATTTAGCCCAAATGAAAATGTTTGGGATTAGACAAGGTGTTGAATTTTATCCTGAACAAGATAATTACGGAACACAGAGATATGATCTTATTCAACAAGTTATTAAATTTAACCAATTAGATGCAAGACTTGATGCAATATGGGATCATTTTTTAGCTTTAGGAAAAGGCTTATTTTATATTCGACCTACTCAAAAGACTTATAGAATTTATTGGTTTGATAAAAATTCTTATCGTACTTTTTATTCACCAGAAGGAGAATTAGAAGAAGTTGTCATTATTTATCCATATAAAGTCAAATCTTCTAAAGGATTTGGTGCTACTCAAGTTGGACTAAGTACTGATAAGAGATATATGCGTTTGCGGATTACCGCAGAAAAGATAGAAGAAATGCATAGTGAGCAAGAGATGAGTTTCGATACTCCTCAAGAGTTCACGACATTGAAAAAGAAAGAATTAATCAATACAATGCAATTTATTCCTTGTGTTGAAGTATTCAATAATCCTGACGCATTTGGTACAGAAGGAAGAGGAGATTTTGATTGGATAGCTAATCAAATTGTTGCTCATGATGAAATGGTTAAAAACATTAGAGCAAACTTATCTTTCTTTGGAAACCCGACTTTACTTTCTTCTAGACCTAAGCAGGATATTGTTGAGAGCAATAATCAAGATAATCCTCCACAAAGACCAAGCATTTCAAGTCAATCTGGATTCACCTCTGATTTAAGTATTCTTCAATCCACTTATAAACAAGATCCAGTTACTAGAAATCCAGCAGGTTATATAGGAAGTCCAGGTACAGGGATGCGTGTGCCACGTGTCATCGCAAACTTAGAACCTTCTGATCGTGTTGGTTTTATTACTCCTAATGCAGTGAGTACTGACCAAGCACGTTTTGCAGAACAATTAAGGAATGAGATACGTCTAGCTCTTGGTGGTATTGATGACCTTTCAATTACTAATGTCACAGCAACAGAGATTAAATCACAGTATGGACGAGTTAGTGCTACTGCTAAGAAGAAATGTTTACAGCTTTATAACTATGGTATTTGTAAGTGTTTTGAATTAATTGTTTTTCAAGAAGAAGAGATATTCAAAAAAACGCTTGCACAAGCAATAGGATTAAAAACAGTTGAACCACCTCAAGATGATTCAGTCGAAGAACAAGAAAGATTCCAGAAACAAGATGCTGCATATTATAAAAAGTTAAATAAGGCACTTGCTAAGGCAGAAGAAACTAAAGAGATACCAGAAGGAGTTTTAGGTCTAGCACCTGATGGTAATAGAACTGTTGAATGGCGTTGGATGGGTCCTGTCTATGAAGATACAACACAGGATAAACTTAATCAATCAATCTTCACTAGAAACCTCCAAGAATTAGGGGTAGATAGTATAGAAGCATTGAAGTACTTGTTCCCGTCTAAGACGGATGACGAAGTAGCAGGGATGCTATCTGGTTTTCCATTCAGGATGGTTGGGCAAGTACAGAGAGCGTACTCAACATTTATTGATTTAATTAATCAAGAGATGAGAACGCCACATCCGCAACAACCCGATTTACCGATGTCTGCGGATCCGAGACTTGATCTCACCCCATTCTTATATCGAACTTTAGAATCACTCCAGAAGGAAGTAACTTATGCAGGACGCTACCGTAGCGCCGACCCAATCGGCACCCCAACCATCCCAGACCCAGCCGATCAGCTACGCGGCTCCAGTAGCAACGGCGCCTTCACAGGCACCGCAGGTGGTTTCAACGACCAACCAATGGGCGACACAGCCTACCGCAGTGGTGGCCCCAGCACCGCAGGCTCCGCAGCAGATGGGCGTGGCCCCAGCTCAATACAGCCCTACACCGTCTTACCCCCAGGCCAGTCCCTCGGAAGCACCAACCCAGGAGAATCCTTACAAGGACGCGTTCAACAGGGTAGTGGGACTCCTGAGTTCGCCAGTGCAACTCCCCTTCCAGGGTCAACAATCCAGTCAGACCTCGGAAATAAGCCAGGCCAACTACAGTTCCCCAACAGCAGCCCAATTCAGCAGTCAGGCTCCGCTGACCTCGCAGCCTGGGATCAACAGCAACCAGGGTTACTCCAACGACTATTCCCAAGCATCGCAGGAGATCAGTCAGGAACAGCTCCTCGCAAACGGGGTAAGTCCAGAAAGTCTTGAAGTAATTAATCACTTCGGTCCAGACGCAGCAGCAGTATTAAATAATTATTCATGCCAGATAGAAGATAGTCTTATAACAACTGATACTCAACTAAAGGAATCTGTAAGTCTTCTACAAGAACTCAACAATGAGCACAAGATCTATGAAAAGATTTTGACTGATCCAGATGTTCTTGCAGATTATACTTGTGAATTCTTTGGTAAGAATGGACCTTATCCAATTCCTGATAGGCAGGTAGCACCAACATATCAGCAAGTAGGTCAACAGGTTCCTCAGAATGCTCCACAGGTGCGTCCTGAAGCTCCTCAGTATCAACGTCCTGAGATGCCAGTTCCTCCACAGCCTCAAGCTCCTGAGAACGCTGGTGATTTCTGGAATAACTTCGGCAACATTGCTGAAAGAGATCCACAGAACGCATGGCGTTATCTAAATACTCAGACTCCTGAGACATTTAGACAAAAGATGCTTGTAATGGAATAAGAGTAAACTTAGTAAATGTAAAATAAAGGGTAGTAATTAACTGCCCTTTTTTATTATTTAGAATTAAAAATATTATGTCTTATGTACAAGGTTTAAGAATGGCTGGTCAGGCACTAGGAAATATAGCAAGAGGTTCAGCCGCAGTTGCACGTGCTTATCCAGCGCAAACTGCAGCCGCTGCTGGTTTATTAGTAGGAGTTCCTGCAGTTATGGCACGAAGACAAGGAGAATTAGAAGGTTATTATAATCCTGAGCATTCGGGAATCGGAGGAACAGTTGGTAGAGGTTTAACTAGTCCTTTAGCTGGAATTGCATACGGACAAGGACATGAAGCGGGAAGAGAAAGAGCACAACCAAATGAATTATCACCACAAGAAATAAAACAAATACAAGAGTATTTAAAACAGCAAGAATGGGAGAAAAGAAAACAGATGCTTCAGGGTATAATGAATCC